TAGCAGCAACAGGAGATACAATTGCTTATACAGAAGTATCTTCTCCTTTAGTTTTAACAAACGCATCTTCAGCTAACTGTGCGTTGAACAGCTCAACAGGAGCTATTACAACTTCAGACTTTGGTGGTTCAAGTACAGCAGCAACTTTATATACTTTTACTATCAGAGCAACAGATGCACAAGGACAAACAAGTGATAGAGTATTTACATTACAATCATCATTTGGTGCAACAGGTGGAGGACAATTTAACTAATGGCTAGTACATATTTACAACGTAGTGCTTCTGGAACTCAATCAAATCAAAAGATTTGGACACATTCTGGTTGGTATAAAAGAAATGGTTTGGGTACTAGTCAACTTTTTATGCATGAAACAGCTTCTAGTCATACTCAAAAATGGGAACATAAATTTAATTCAGATGATTATTTTTATTATGGTTGGTGGGATGGCACTAATGAATATGCAGGAAGAACAAATGCAAAATATAGAGATACTAATAGTTGGTATCATGTTGTTGTTAGAATGGATACTACACAATCAACAGCAGATGATAGATTAAGAATTTATATAAATGGAGAACAATTAACAGATTGGAATTTTAAAAACAATCCTGCACAAAATGCTCAACTTAATTTAGCTCAACATCCTATGGTGTATGGAAGATATCAAGCAGCATCTCCAAGTGCATATTTTGATGGTCTAATGTCACATATTCATTTTTGTGATGGTTATTCTTATGCACCTACAGAATTTGGAGAAACAGATAGTACAACTGGAGAATGGAAAATTAAAACTGATGTAAGTGTAAGTTATGGAAATCTTGGTCATTTTATTCTTAAAGATGGTAATAGTGTAACAGACCAATCTGGTAATGGTAATAACTTTACAGTTAGTGGTGGTACACTTACAAAAACAGAAGATAATCCAAGCAATGTTTTTGCTACTATGAACCCTTTAGATAATTATTATGCGTCTTCAGATTTTTCTGAGGGAAATAATACAGTTGATATGAATGATTCAGGTAATGAAACATATAATACATCTACTTTAGGTGCTACAGCAGGAAAATATTATGCAGAAGTTAAACTTATAGATTCTTCTGCAAAACCAATGATAGGTGTTGTAGCTAATAACGCCGTAGCTGTTGGAACTGTTCTAGGTAATACTGGACACGGTTATGCTTATATGGGTGAAGATGGTAAATATAAAACTAATAGTACAAATACTACTTATGGAACTACTTATACAACCAATGACATTATTTCAATAGCTTTGGATTTAGATAATAATAAATTATATTTTGCAAAAAATGGAACTTGGCAAAATAGTGGCGTCCCAACATCAGGTTCAACAGGAACAGGTGCAATTTCAATAACTGCTCCATCATCAACTACTACTGGTGCATACTTTTTTGCGTCAGGAAAAAGACATTCTGATAATAATAAAGTTTCTTGGAATTTTGGTAACGGATATTTTGGAACAACAGCAGTATCTAGTGCAGGAACTAACGCATCAGGAATAGGAATTTTTGAATATAATGTTCCAACTGGCTACACAGCTTTATCAACAAAGGGGTTAAACGAATAATATGGCATATACAACAATTAATAAATCTACAGATCATTTTAATACTAAACTTTATACAGGTACAGGTAGCTCTAATGCTATAACAGGTGTTGGATTTCAACCAGATTTTACATGGCTTAAAAAACGAAGTGCAAGTGGTGGTCATTATTTAACAGATGCAGTTAGAGGTGTAACAAAAACTATTTATTCTGATGGAACTGATGCTGAGGGAACAGTAGCTCAAGCACTTACAGCATTTGGTGCTGATGGTTTTACTGTTGGTACAGATAGTGGAGTTAATGTAAATAGTGGAACTCATGTATCATGGAACTGGAAAGCAGGAACAACATCAGGATTATCAGGTGGAACAATAACTCCATCAGCTTATTCAATTAATACTACATCAAAGTTTGGAATTTATAAGTATAGTGGAACTGGTAGTACAGGAACTATAGCACACGGATTAGGTGCAACACCAACTTTTATGATATTTAAAAAATTAGATGGTTCACAAGGTTGGCACGTTTATCATAAAGATATGGGTGCTACACACGAAATTTATTTAAATGATACAGCCGCAAAAAATGATGTTGATACAGCTTTCAATGATACTTCACCAACAAGTACAGTTTTCACTATTGGAACTTCTAATGGAATGAACTCTAGTGGACACGATTATATAGCTTATGTTTGGTGTGATGTTGCAGGGTATTGTAAAGCAGGAAGTTATACAGGTAATGGAAGCTCAACAAGTGCTCCATTTATTTATTGTGGTTTTAAACCAAAATTCCTTTTAGGAAAACGAACTGATGGAGCAGGACAGAATTGGTTTCTTATTGATACAGACAGACAAGAATATAATAACAGAGGAAATGTAGTTTATCCTGATGCGACAACCGCAGAAGGTACAACTTATTACATAGATTTACTTAGTAATGGTTGGAGATGGAATGTTGATGGAGCAGGAGAAAATGGTTCAGGAAATAGTTATATTTTTATGGCTATAGGACAAACAATGGTGGGAACAAATAATGTTCCTGCGTGTGGGAGATAATTATGACAAAAGCAAGAGATTTAGCAAATATAATATCAGGTGGTTTTACAGTAGATGATTTACCTACTTTAACTGCTAGTCAAATTCCAAATTTAGATACAGCAAAAATAACAAGTGGTACTTTTGCTGATGCTAGAATAGCAGCATCTAATGTTTCTCAACACGCAACAACTTATGATGATTCTAATATTCGTGCAGATATTTCTGCTTTAGCATTAAGAGAAGCAACAAATGAAACGAGTGCGGCATTTAACTTACCTAATTCTTTTATTGATACTTTTACAGACGATACAAATTTAGGAACACAAACTACAGTAGATAGAACAGATGGTTATATAGCAAGTGTATATTCTGCTGTTACAAATATAACTGATGGAATACACGGTGGTGATAATCAAACTCCTGCTCAAACAGCAAGTGGTTCATCATCTTATACTGGATATGATGGAGTGGCAAGAAGTAATGGTCAGATAGGAGATAATGCTAGTTATAATTCTTATAGCATAGGTCATCTTTTTGATGCAACAGATGATTTTGAACTTATTATTAGTATGAGAGGAACATACCAAGCTACAGGTTATATATATGGTAATGATATGGACGCTCTTGCAAATATTGGTACTCACAAAAATGGTGGTTATACTGGAAGTAATTCTAGTGATGCTTTTTCAACTTTAAGTCAAGGTACATATCAAGGTCAATATCACTCACCTGTAAGTGGTGATGGTGGTAGTGATTATAGAAATTTATATAGATGGCATAGAAGTGGCTCAAGTTTTAAACTTCAATATTATGGAAGAAGTACAAGCGATATAACTGTTGATGCTACAAGTATAGCGGCTATTAGAGCATCTACAAATTATATTGATAATATTGGTGGTGTTCAAACAAGAAATGAAAAAATGTTATTACTTGTCGGAGAGGCAGGTTCAATAAATTATATAAAAATTGAAGCATTTAATAAAACTACATCAACAGCTAATGCAACAGGAACATTAATACAATCTGCAAACACAGTTGGTTCAGCAAAGACTGAAGTATCAGGAACAATAATTTATAAAGACAACGCAGGTACAGCTACACTAGGTACTGACCTTAAAATATATTTTACTTGTAATGGTGGAACTAACTGGACTGAAGCAGCATCTTATAATGCTATTACTCCAGTCTATGCAACTGGTATTAAACAAGTACGTTTAGGAAAAACAACATGTACATCTGGAACAGATATAAGATACAAAGCTGTCTGGGCTAATCAAGCATCAGGAAGTAAAGAAACTCATCTACATGGAATTTCTATAAATTACTAATGTGCGTTTATCAATAGTTGTATTTTTAATAGCAACTATGAATGAACTTCATTCTTACAATTATTATTTGTAGTGCTACAGCAGGTGAATGTATTCCCCCATATAAATGGCCACATCAATTTATAGATGCCTATTCCTGCATGTTAGCAGGTAATGAAGAATCAATTTCTAAATTAGTAGAAATAGGAAATGAAGAAGTAAATAGACATAAAATTTATATTAAATTTCAATGTACTGAAGTTATTAAAGGAAAAGCATTGTAATGCCTAAGAGAAAAGTAACTCCGAAAGAATATACAGAATTAATGACTTCGGTAAGGTTATCTTCTCATGAAAAAATTTGTGCCGAAAGAATGAAGAACTTAGTTAAATCAATGGATGAATTAAAAAAAGATGTAAAGGAAATGAGAGCAGATATGAATAGATGGAAAGGTGCAGGTGGAATTATAATCTTACTTGGAGGAATTATCGGATCTGTTTTCTATTACCTTGTAGGAAAATAAATGTTTAAAGGTCATAGAATAATAGTTATCGGTGATACTCACGATAGTCCAAATATAAAACAAGATAGATTTAAATGGATTGGTAAATATATTAAATCCGTTAAACCTGATTACATAATTCAAATAGGTGATTGGGCATCTTTTGATAGTCTTAGTTTTTTTCAAAAAAATCACACACAAGCAGGAAAGCTTAAAGATGCTTTCATGGAAGATATAGAATCTATGAGAAGATCTATATCCTTATTAGATAATGCTATTGATAATCCTAGAATACCAAGGCATGTTACTTTTGGTAATCATGAACAAAGAGTTTATAAGTTTGAAGAAAATATTCCAGAAATAGCAGGTATGATGAAAAAGGAGCTGCATGACTCTTTTTTAAAAACCAACTGGAAATTTTCTCCTTACGGAGCATTTAAAGTGATAGGGGGGGTGTCCTTTACCCATTGTCCATTAAATATTATGGGGAAAGAATATGGTGGAAAGAATTGTGAAGTCCAAGTAGCTAATGATGCAACTAATGACATAGTATTCGGACACACTCATAAATTTAGAGATTGGAAAGCTCCCAAAATAGGGGAGAAAAACTTCGTAAGAATAATCAATGTAGGATGTGCGTTGCCATTCGGACACGTTGAGGAATATGCTAAGCTAAACTTAACTGGATGGTCATGGGGAATAGTTGAGCTTGGAATTTGGGATAATCATATCCAGGAAAGTCAATTTATTTCTATGGACAGATTGGAGAAACAATATGTTTGATAAACTAAAAGAGAAATGGAGTAATTTTAAAGATTTCGTTGAACGAAAGTGGAACGAATTTAAAGAAAATTTATATAGGAGTTATGATAAATGATTACTTCTATTGATCAATGGGATGGCAGCAGGTGGCCAAATTTTAGTCCTGAAGAATTTAAATGTAAATCTAGTGGAGAATTAAAAATATCTGAAGCTGTATTAGATTTTTTACAAGCATATAGAAATGTATTAGGCAAAGGAGTTTCTATTAACTCTGGTTACAGATGTCCTGAGCATAATAATTCGGTATCTTCTACAGGTTTAGATGGCCCACATACAACAGGATGGGCAATCGATATTTCTACAAATAGTAGCACCCAATATCAGTTATTAAAATTTGCAATGTCTTATAACCCACAACCTCTTGGAATAGGTGTTGCTAAAAGTTTTACTCATATAGATTTTTGTAATGCTGACATGAATGACAAATTCATGGTTAGACCAAATGTATGGAGATATGCTTAATTTTATTTTACCCATTTTAAAAAATCCTCTAACTCGAATGATCGGTTCGAAGGTCATTGGAGGAATCCAACATAAATTAGCAAAAGATAAAATAATTAGAGAAAAAGAAATAGCAGCAGCTACATCTTTAGATATAGCAAAAGTTGGAGTCCAAATGGAACAAGTTCGGCAACAAGAACATTCGTGGAAAGACGAATGGCTCGTTGTATTTTTTACTTTATTGATGGCTTGTCATTTCTTACCATTTACTCAAGATGCAATGGATAGAGGATGGACAATACTTCAAAAAGCAGATCCTATGTTTTGGTATATCATTTTGACAATAGTAGGTGCTTCATTTGGTGTAACCACAATGAATAAACTGAAGAAAAAATGAAAAATAAACCATTAAACATTTCGGAATCGGCAGCTGTCCAGATGCCAATGAAGACAGTTGCTTCGTTAATAATTTTAGTCGCAGCAGGAGTCTTTGCATATACAGAATTAACTTCAAGACTTGTATCGTTAGAAACTTCAAGAGAGTTATTTGAAAATGATTTACTTAAAAAATCTGAACAAGTACCTGTGGATCAGGAACAACATTTTTTATTGGAAGACCTTTATAAATCTGTAGAGCAAATTGAAACAAGGATTGAAGATATGATGCACAATAAAGTGAACATACAATTTATACAAAAACAGACTGAAAAACTTTTAACAGATGTAGAAATCTTAAAAGATAAGGTAAGAGCAAATGGATCGCATCAGTAGACAAGTAATAAATTACATTAAAGCTATGGAACAAAAAGCTAAACAGATGCATATAGTTAAACATCTTAAAAAAGAAGTTAACATTGGTGCTAATGGCACACAAAAGTACGTTATTAAACATGGTGTTAATAAAGGCAAGGTATTATGACAGAGATGGTTATAGCTTTACTTATGATAATTAACGGAGAGATTAAGGAAGCTCGTATCCAGACTTCAATGTCTGAATGTCTTAAAGGATCTCGTGTAGCTAAACGTGAAGCTAAAGATCATGTAAAATATCAATGTGTAAAATCCATGGCAGAATTAGAGGATAATATAGATGGCAGCAGATCGATCAAAAAACTCATCCTCAAATAAAAGAGATTATAAATATCTTAAAGAACATGGAGAAGATATTTCATATGAAAATGAGATAGATAAATTCTTTGACGATCTAGCTAATAACACTCCAAACATGGATCAATTTAATGAAAAAAACTTGGGCAAAATCAAAAAAAAATAGAGAATTTATTTGTGGCTATTGTAATTGGTGTAACAAAGAATTACTCAATACAATGGGGGGTTGGATCATAAATGCTCAACATAAGCATTTTTGCCATGATGGCAAAGATGGTAGCTGTTTTGACCAATATTGCCATTCTAAAAAGCCCATAGAAGCCATTAGAGAGTCATCCAAGGCAAAAGATGACCTTGGGTATAGGCAAAATAATTCGTTAAAATCTGACTCTCCTAGAGTCCTTAAATAAGCTTTATTTATTTATCCACATATCCCCATACTTATTATAGGAAATTCTTTCCTATTGTGAGTAAAAATGATAATTGCTATCTTATGAAAGAATTAATAATGCCTAAAGTGCAAGACGTATCAAAATTTAACGAAGCTAATATTCAAAGAACAAAAAATTTAGCACAAGCAGTTAAACCTATTATGCAAACGATTAATGCAGAAAATCTTTTAGAACCAAAAAATTGGGAAAGAGGTTTTTCTCTTTTTAGAAATATTGCTGAAAACAGATTAAAACAATCTACTAAAACTGACCAAGGCGGTTTATTTAAAAATATAACTGATAACAATAGGTGGAGAATATTAAATTATGCAATTAAATGTGATTTATCAGGAGATTTTTGTTATAAAGAAAATATTGTAACTCAACCTTGGAATAGGGCTTCTTCTAAAACAGTTTATAAAATTATTGATGAATTTATAGATTCTGGAATTTTTATTTATATGATAGGTTATAAAAATGTTAAACGAGATTATAGAAAAAAAAACATTAAACCTTCAGAACAAGCTGTAATAGAATGGGTAGATTGGCATGTTTACGAATTAAGACATACAATCGAATTAATTAAAGAATATACTAAAATTAAAGTACAATTTAATTAAGTTTATTTCCGTCTTCTTTAAATTTTTCGGACTCAACTGTTGCAAGAGCAGAAGATAATAAATCAATTACAAATTGTTTCTTATTATAAGATGATGCTATATTCATTACTACAGAAGTTAAAGCAACAAGAGAAGCATCTACATTTCCACGTTTAAGCAAGTCAATCGTTATATGATCATTTAAATCTTCAACTGACTCTACACAATGAATAAGTTTAAGTTTTCTTTTTTTAAATTCTTTTTTTAAATCTAATATTGATTTCATATTGACAGGGTAGGGGTTCTTGGTTTAGTTTCCAACGCACAATGGCTAATTATGAATATCGAAAATTATACGAAATAGCTGAAGAAATAGATTATCTTAGAAAACAAATCAATTTAATTTGCAAAAGAATGGGGATTGAACATCAAATCAAAACTAAAAAAAAATATTATGGATGGGATGTAGAAGTTTGGGATGGTATATTTGGAGATGATGGTTTAAAATTAGAAGACAACTCTAAAGAACACACCAATATCATAAATTACTTCGATAAAAAAAAGTAAGCACCTACAGGATTACATAGAACACGACACCTATTGCCCAGGGAAGATGCTTACTTAAAGGTGGGTTAACGTCTGCCCACCAAAATTTTATTTAAAGAATTTTGTAAAACTTTAAAGGACACACCACGTTGTTCACTTAAAAAAAAGTACTCAAGGAGCTCAACACGAGCTCTCCCATAATGTGTCCATTAAAACTGGTTATTGAAATCACCATCTTTAGTAGATGGGGCAGGTGTTGACTCGCCATTATTTTCTTTGGCGGACACCATTCTAATAACACCAGTATATCTAGGAACAACTACTTCTGTTACAAATCGTTTTTGACCACTAGCATCTTGATAAGATCTAGTTTCAATTTCACCTTCGACATATAACATTGTACCTTTTTTGCAATACTTGCCCATTGTATCTGCGATACGAGGATCAAATACTACAATTTTGTGCCAAGTAGTTTTTTCTTGGTCTTTAAACTTCTTGTTTGTAGCAAGAGATAAATTAGCGAAGCTTTCACCTTTTTGAGTTTGTTTCATCTCAGGATCAGCACCTAATCTACCCACTAGGATTACTTTGTTTATCATTTTTACTCCTTAATTTAGAAGGATCTATTACTTTTACATTAGATTCTTCAGCAGATCCATTAGAACTGAATTTTGTTTTCATCTCATTAACGTATTTATTATTGTCGAATAGACCTAAAAATACATCAGCAGATACACCTAAGTATGACATTGCTTTTGTTAAAGCATCTGTAGCAGCTTTCTTTGGTGCTTCATCATCAAGTCCACCATTCTTTTTATATAAAGAACAGACACTTGATATTGGCCCATATGCATACCACGTTTCATTTTCTTTCCATTGAAGAATTACTTCTGCAAAAACATTTTGATCTGTATAACTAAATGTATTTTTGAATCTCCAACCTTTACCAACTGGCCCAAATCTGCCTGTCATACACATGACTTGGTACATTGGATCAATGGTAGTTAATTGCTTACCACCAAATTTACTAAATGGCTTTGTATATTGTGGATTAGTATGTTTTACATCATCCCAAATATAAAAGTTTTTCTCATTACCAGCTCTCGCCATTTTATACTCCTTTTTCTGTGTATTGATTATTAATATGAGTCTTACTAACTACATACACATAAGCAGCTTTCTGACTAGAATTTTTACGTTTATCTTTACGTTCAATTTTATTGAGCTTGAATAACTCAGTCACTCTTGGTCTTACAGTAAATGGACTGTAATTTAATAATTCTGCTACTTCATCAGCAGTAGCTCCAAAATTACCTTTATTGGCAATTACATTAAAAACCTTATTTCTAATAGTTTCTACACCTACCTTAATAGCTTCAGCAGCTTCTATAGATGTATCAGTACCTTTATGACCTGGCGACAATGGGTATGATTGTTCGTCCATCACTAAACTCCTCTGTGTTAAAATTTTCAAAACTAATATAATCAGGTGGTGCTTTCTTAGTTGTTACAAAATGCCAAAATAATATTTCTGCATTCTGTAATTTATCTTGAAAGTCTTTATCTTCAGTTACTTCCATAATCTCATGTTTCATATTTCCAAAAAATACAGACACATAAGCTTTAGGATAACCTGCAACCATTAAGTAATGTTGTAATTGTGCTTTATATTTATCAGCTACTTTTCTAGGATTACTAAAAGCATTTGTATGTTTACATTCTAAAATTGCTTTATCATCACCTAAAATTAAACCATCTACATGAGCATACATAAATGGGTATTTGTCATGAAAAAATGTTTCTTGTTTACCATCAACTTTTAAATTAGTTAATTTTTCAAACCAACTAATATTAAATGGTTCTGTATGTATTCCCATTTGTACAGGTAACACATCACTTAAATCTGCGGACTCTGTTTCTCCTGTTTTCTCAGACCATAGTTGATACCAATCACCTTCATATAGTCTTGTTGCATCAGATCCACCAATGCCTTGCTTTCTATCAAATTCTTTCATATCGTTCCTCCTATTTTCCAAAAATGCTTATCTTTCTTCTGAACCTCGTTTAATAATATTTCGTATTTGGATACCCATTTTGGTAGCACCTTTATTTTGGATTTTTTTCCATCTTTCTTTTTTTTCTTCTTCATGTTTTAACCTCAACTTTTCAATTTGATTTATATACTTGTAGGGTAGAGTACCTTCCAATATCTTCTGTGCATTGACATGATATACGTTCTCATCATATTCAATTTGTTTATAAAACTTCAGTAACCTCATTCGGAAAAACATCTGCCTATTATGGGGTGCTGAATAATCTACTTTAGATTTCTTGATTAACATCTTCAGCATCCTTATCGTGTTTGAATGTATTCTCTTTAAATTTAGCTAACATTTGATCTAACTCTTTCTCTTTAACTTTAAATTTTTTAATTATAGATCTAGCTTTCACTAGGTAATGGATAGCATCTATTAGTTCTTCAATAGTTTCTTCTGTCCATTCATCTAAAGGTCTATCGTTAGAGTCCATCGTCTTGCCAAATTTTTCCATACCTGTGAGATGTCGTTTCATTATTATATCGACTACCTCATTAACTATGGGATCATTCGTTATTTCAGCTGCGTTGAAGTCAGGATTTATTGTCATTATTTTGCACCTTTGGAGTTAATGTTATCTGCATACCTAAAGCATCTGCCCAACAGCAGAATAACCATCCACTTGGTTTTCTAATTCCACATTCCCATTTAGAAACTAATCCTTTGGCTACCCCCAAAATTTCATCCATTTCTAATTGTGAGATGTTTTTATCTTTTCTCGCAGCAACAAACTGCGGTATTAAGGCATTATGGAAAACTGGGCCTAAAGCTTCATAGCTAGGCATTAATTCCTCCATAATTTTCTGTTGTTTTAGGTAAAATTGTTGATTTAATGAGAACAATTATGGAACTAAAAACCTTGCCAAAAATTATCGGTAGTAATTTTAGGTAATTATTTCCTTGATTTAATACCAATTTTCCGATAATTAATGGACATTGGTAACGATAATTAATTGCTTCCGCTTTTAATATCTCATAATTATTGCAAATCAACATATATTCACAATACGCACAACAACCTAATATAATACAGAAAATGTTTACGGAATGTTCTGACTCCAATTGTTTCCTATTGTGCGTACTCTCCACTCTCGCTTTAAGTACGCAACAATAGGGTGCTAGTAGGGGTTAACCATTAGTATGCTCCACCTAGCTATTAAGGTCTGAAACGGATGACTCCGATGCCTTAAATTCGTTTAAATTCCAGTTATTTAGCTCACATAATTCAAGTAATTGATGAGCAAATATTCGGTTTCTTCCATGCTCAAATTTTTGAATTTGCTGATATGAAACTTTAATTTGATCTGCCAAATTAGATTGTGTGAGTTTTGATTGTTTTCTTAATCGTTTAATATTTTGGCCGATTTTATAATTAATTTCAGTCTTTGCTTGTTTCATTCAGTACCTGTCCTTTCAAATAATTATATATTTTGTGGTTATTTGGGATTTTCCAAAATGATGTATTTGTAAGTCTTGTTTTAATGTAATGAATACAGCTTGTGTGATCTCTATTCATTATTCTAGAAATTTCAGGATAGGATAGGGCAGTACATTCTCTCATTAAATTCGCTATCATAGACCTCGGTATCACTAAATATTGATCTCTCATTCTTCCTAATAATTCTACTTTAGAAACTTTAAAGTATTCAATTGCGGTATTGTAAATAGCTTCAACAATTTTTTGATTATTAATAATTGGGCCTGGAGGTATATCGGCAGGTTTATACTTGATAATTACTTTTTTTACTTTCTGTTGGGCAGCAGCTCCAGCTCTGTACCCATTCCTCCAAGCATTTCGGTATAATGTAACTTCTCTTTCAGTTAATCCTTCTAAATGAGGAACCTTTCTTGCAAGAGAATATATTTGTTTAAAATCCATTATATTCAATTAATTTATCAATTCCAATATTGTAAACTAATTCCTCTTTAAATTCGGTAACAAGTTTTCTTAATTGTTTTTCGTTTTTAGTTTGTTCCATATCTTTAATTCTATTAGCAACATATAGAACATCTATTCTGTATAGATCTGGTTTAGGCATTATACATTTCCTTTCCTTCTAGAAGCTTCTAATGTTCTCCAAACTTCTATTCGGAGAATTGCGGTAGCACGTTTATTTCTTAAAGTGAAAACACTTTCATTTCCATCTTTAAGTAATTTAATGCTATCTAAATATTCTTGAGATGCATAAAAATCATTTTCAGCTTTTGATACTGATAAAGAAGATTCTGAAATAAATTTTCCTTTAGTATGTTTAATTGCATCTTTAATGCTTTCTGTTGAAGCACTTAATTTTGCATAAGTTTCATCAGTTTCTGCTAAGTATTTTAAATCGTTATCTATTTCCATTATGCAGCAACCTCCTCAAACATTGATCCTTTAGATGATTTATTTTCATATTGTTCAACTGATTCACTAGCTTCAACTTCATATGTTCCATTTTTAGTTGATACAATTACATCACCATAAACATGACCTTCAAAAGCAAATGATCCCCATTCTTCTAAAAATCCAAAATCATACCAAGCACTTTGTAACCATGCTTCTGTTAATGGTTTATGATCGTAACTTGTTACGCAATATTTAAATATTTGTGCTATTTTAGTTTTTGGATCTGTATATTCTAATGGTGTCCAATGTTCTATCCATCCATCAGGATTATATTTTGTTAAATTTGGTTTAACTTTTAATGGTTTTTTATGTTCATCAAGATATTCAAAACCATCGTTAAATCCACCTTCATCATGTCCACCTTCAAAATGTAATGAAAGATAATGTATTCCATCTTTATACATTTTTTCATATATTTCTTTTAAAGGTGCTGCATTAAGTTTTTTAATTTTAAGAGCTATTGCTTCACCTTTTAAATGTTCACTCCACCAATTTTTATGATCTGTATTGTGATTTATATATGTGCCTACTAATTCTATTTCAGTTGCTATCATAATATATGTTGTCCTTTCCGCATCCATGATGCTATTCTTACGTTTTTAATCCAATCTTCAAAGCTAGGTATAAAACCTAAATCTTCGATGATATGTTTTTCAGCTATTAGTCTTACTGGAACAGCTTTACCATCGCTATTCGTTATCGTTTGACCAAATTCTTTTTCAGCAGCAAAACATCCTTCTGCATGATGACGTAATGCTCTATGAGCAAAATGAGATGTAAGTTTTTTACTCTCATCAAACCAATCATGTATAGGTTGGTAATCTTCAGGTTTACCACCCCATTTTTTTACGCTTGATAAACTATGGTAATAACAATTAGCCATACATGTTCTCCCAATATTTAGATCGCATCATTTTTGCTACTTGTTTCTCTCTTTTTCTCGAAACATTGTAAACAGCTCCTCT